TCACACCCCCGCACCCCGCCCGCAGGACGGTGTAGATAAAAAACATGTACAAGATTTTCTTAAACGTTTGCGCCAAATTCTTACTAGAGATTATGACTATGATGAGAAAATTCGGTATTTTGCCGCCGCTGAGTATGGTAGTCATACGAAATTGCCTCATTATCATCTTATTCTGTGGAATATGCCTCTTAACATGTCTACTATGGATGTGTATCAAGTTGTTCATAAGGCTTGGTCTGAGCGAAAACGAGTTTATAATAAACTTGCTCATCGCTTTGATTGGGAATATCTAGGTGAGATTGGATTTGTTTATTGTAAACCCTGTAATCAAGGTGGTATCCAATATTGCATGAAATATATGCGTAAAGAGAGCGATGTTCCAAAAGGCTCTAAACCAACTTTTTATCTGTCTTCTCGCCGCGGCGGCGGTCTTGGTTATAAATGGTGTCTCGACCACACTTTGTGGTTCTACCAAAATCCTGATGTATTGACTGTTGAAATTGTTGACAAATTTACAGGCGAACGTTTTACTTCGTATATCCCTGCGTATTTTCGTCGGAAACTTTATCCGACCCCCTCCATGCTTATTCGCAAAGAGATACGCGACACTATCCAACTTGTTGATTACTTTTTATCACTTCGTGCCTGTCTTTGGCAGATACATCTTCACATGTCTGATAAAGAGGTCAATGTCACTCGTAAATGGTTGCGTGATAAATATCCTTTCTACAATTTTGACACTTGCGTCGAACGTTTTCCTCGTTTTATTTTTGATAACGCGAAGAATTTTTATGCTATTCATCAGGAAGATAGTCTTATTGTTATGGAGCATATTCTTGAACCTCTTTTGGCTATGCTTGAAGCCTACGATTTTGACCTTGAGTATTATAAAATGATGACTTCTGCTAAGCGTGAACATCATGTGTTCATGAGTGAATATATATCAACGCAGCCTGAAATTGATATAACATATGCTAAATATAAAACAGATAATGAGAATATTCTTGCTATTTATAAAGAAACTTTGTAACTATGCCATACATTTATGCTAAGATATACCCGAAGGTAATGTTGAATTATGAAAAGGATAAGATTACTTATCGTACTTTTGAAACTCTTGACGAATATATCTTATTTGTGAATTTTGAATTACCTGGACTTATGCAGGATGATTACCTGATAGTCCTTTCTAATAATTTTTGTTTCACTTAAAAAATTTTTACATTATGGTAAAATTACATGTAGATTGCTGCTCAGTTGCAGCACAAGACAACGAACCTCGTGTTACTTTTACAACTCGCCAATTCCTGTCTGCTCAGGAAGAGATGCCGACTGTTGTTGTAGTCCGTGAACACATTCCTCTTTCCGCTGCCATGCGGTTGATTGTTACTGACCGTCAACTTCCTGATGGTATGTATGAACAATATCTAATTGAGCCGGAAGATGACTAAGCAACAGATTTATAAAATTATAGAACTCGCGACTACTTTTATACTAGGAGTAGCCGCGGCTATTCTTTTGGATAGTTGCACTGCATCTATGTCCCTATTTTGGAAAAACCAAAATTCCTCTCAAGGCACGCAACAGTCTACTACTACGCGTGTGGATACGTTAAGAACTCCCGACATTAATGTTAATTTATAATTATGGCAAATATATTTCGTAAAAAAGATGCTTACATCGATCGTGTCAATCGTTCCACTTTCGATCTTTCGTTTGTGAACAATTTAACGATGAAATTTGGAGCAATTACTCCTGTATGTTTGCTCCCTGCTTCATTCGGTGATTCATTTCAGATAAACGCTCGTTTCAATTTACAGTTGCTTCCGACCGTATTCCCTATACAAACTCAACTTTATGTGCGGTTACATTTTGTCTATGTTCGTACTCGCACTCTTTGGGAAGATTGGATGGCATTTTTTGGCGGTGATGAGTCCGTAGTCCCACCTTGGATGGATGTTCTCGCCGATGGTGATACTGTTCCACGTAAAAACCAGTTTAATTTACCTGATGATTTGCAGACAGGTACTCTTGCTGATTATCTTGGTATACCTACGACTATTACCGGTTCTTATGGGCGAGAAGAAGAATTTAATCCTGTTTTTTGTCTTGAATCTGGTTACTCCGGTAATCTTTGTTCGGCGTTGTTAGCGGATGTTACTTCTAAATCTGATGTGAGTACTTTCTTGGAATCAAAAAAAGGTTCTTCTGTAGATAGTACACTTTCTTGTACTTATCCGTCTGGAGATATTGAAGATAGGCAAACTTTTGGTTTTTGTATTGGTACTCTTCCTGAATCCAGTGATGGTAAATCGGGTACGGTGACTGTTCGTGGTCTTTACGGTTTACTTTCAGGTATTAATAAGGAATGGCGTACCCCTCTTGTTGTTTTGTGTAATGCGCCCCGTTATATTTTGCGCATTATTGACTGTTCGGTTTCTGAAAATCTTGATAGTGTATCTTTTTCGTTAGACCGTTCTGGTGTGGACGGCAGTGCTTCTATTATTTATTTGGTTTTCCCTGCAATGTCCATTTCTTCTTATGGTGATTATGTTTATCTTCAGCGAAATTCGGAGAATAAGAAAAGTCGTGTTACACTACGTTTGACACCTCGTAGTTTTTCTAATTTTTTTTCACAGGAGTGGACGAAGCCCGAAGCGGCTAATTGTCCGTTCTATACTTCTTCTGGAATGCCTGCTGTTCCGTTGTCTGCTCTTCCGTTTCGTGCATATGAAGCATATTATAATGCTTTTGGTCGTGATATTCGTAATAACCCGTTTATTGTTGATGGTAAACCGGAATATAATCGTTATGTGCCCTCCGTGAAAGGTGGACCTGATAGTTATAAATATCAGCTGCATTATGCTAATTGGGAACCTGATGCTTATACTACGGCCTTACAATCTCCTCAAGCAGGTATAGCTCCTCTTGTAGGTATTACTTCTCTTGGTGAAGCTACTTTTAGAGATGCCTCCGGTACCGAATATCATGCACAACTTGAGACAGCTGAGGATGGTGATACTGTTACAGGTTTTCAGGTCAAGTCCTCCAATGCTCCTGCTGATGTAGTTCGAAATCTTATAGGTATGGCTACTTCTGGTATATCTATTTCTGATTTTCGGAACGTCAACTCACTTCAACGTTTTCTTGAGATTCGTGTTCGTCAATCTCCGCGTTATAAGAACCTTGTTAAAGGTCTTTTTGATGTCAATCTTGATTATGATGAACTTATGATGCCTGAGTTTCTTGGTGGAATTTCCGATACCATTCCTGTGTATAAAGTTACTCAGACTACTCCTACAGAAGGTAATCCGTTAGGTAGTTTTGCTGGTCAAGGTTCGCTTCAATCAGGCATGCGTCATGTTATTCGCAAATATTGTCCTGAGGATGGTTACATTCTTGGCGTTATGTCGGTTGTTCCTGCTGCTAACTATTCGCAGTTGTTACCTCCGCATTTCACCCGTATGAGCCTTTTGGATTGGCATTTTCCGCAGTTTAACAATATTAGTTATCAACCTATGTTGTATAAACATCTTTGTCCGTATCAGGCTTATGCTGTGAACCCTGCGAATGTTAATAATGTATTTGGTTATCAGCGTGCTTATTGGGATTTGATTTCGTCCTTTGACGAAGTTCATGGCGAATTTCGTGGCTCTATGAGAAACTTCCTTATTAATCGCGTGTTTGACAAAGCACCTGAACTTTCTAAGGATTTCTTACTCGTTAATCCTGATCATGTCAATGATGTATTTGCTATGACTGCCGAAAATGGTGATAAGATTTTAGGTAGTATTGCTTTTGATATTACTAAGAAAACTACTATTCCTCGTAACTCTATACCACATATTGAATAATTATGAAACAAGTTGTAATTCATGCTTGGAACACTCATACGTGTACATGTACTCGAAAACCGGGTGAACTTCCCGTACATGGTGATCTTGCTTACACTCCCGCCCAGATGTATGAAGCCGCTAAAGCAGGTGTACCTATTTCTTCTCAAAATATTTCTCAACTTCCTACAGCTGACTTTGCTGATGAAGAATCATGGATTGTTCCTGTTGAATATCGTCGCGGTCAGGATATCGCTGATATTTGGAATGCTCAACGTGATGCTCGCGCTAAAATTGTAGCCGCCTACAATGAAAAGCGCAAACAGTTGGAATAATGGGAAAATTTTTTGCAGGTGCCGGAAGCGCTCTTATTGGTGGTGCTCTTTCCGGCATCTCTAATTTATTTGGTGCTCATTCTCAGAATCAATCTGTTGACAAACAACTCGCGGCGGCGCGTGAAGAAGCTGAGAAGACCCGTAAGTGGCAGACCTCGGAAAGAGAAGCTCAGAATGACTGGAATTATAAGCTGTGGCAGGCCAATAATGAATATAATACTCCTGCTGCCGTTCAGGCCCGTTTGAAGGCAGCTGATATTAATCCTGATTTGTATGCTACTAATGGTGCATTACAAGGTTCATCTATTCAGGCACAAGGCGGTCATACTCCTTCTGGTCCTGTTGCTGATACTTCCGCATGGAATCGTTACAAACCTATTGGAAGCGTTGCTTCGCAGGCTCTTGCAGATACTGCCTTAGCTGCTCAAGTCTCTAAGACAAATGCCGAAACTGAAGGACAAAAGCATACGAATGATATTCTTGCTTCTGATGCCTCCTTTCGTGATGCATTTAATCAAGGCCAATTGGATACTATGGAAAGTGTTATTTTGGTCAATGGCAGTGAGGTCAAACTTAATGATGCTCAAGCCTCACAAGCCCGTAGTATGGTTGAGCAGATTAACGCTAATATCAGTAAGATTGATTCTGAAATTGATCTTCTGGTTTCACAAGCATCTGATGTCGATGATCGTATTTGGGAACGTCATGTTCGTGTTTCTTTGGATTCATTCATTGAGCATGGCAAGTTGAAAACCATGCAAGGTCAGCTTAAGGTTTCTCAAGGACAACTTAAGGCTGCTCTTTTGGAACTTGCTAGTAAGTTACCTCTTATGAAGTCTGAAGAGAAGCGGAATCAGGCCCTGTTCTTC